TAGAATAAAATCTTTGAGATTTCATTTTATTTTTTAAATAAGTTTGTTCATAAGCTTCAATGAATTTAATACACATAAGACTACCACTTAAGTTTTCATGCGGATATTGTTTATCTCTACAGTTAATTATAGTAGCATATGGATTATCATTATCAATTGGATGATGGTCTATAATCAATATCTTACAATCTAATTCTGAAATTTCTTTTGAAAGTTCAACATCATTAGTTCCACCATCTGGAACAATTAGTAATTTTATTTGTTCTTTTTTAATTCTCTTTACAACTTCTTTTGTTATACCATGTTTCTTTCCATCGTGTATATAGTAGTCTATATTGGCATTAGGATTAATTAATTTAATGAAGTTGTACATAATACTAAATGAAGTAACTCCATCACAGTCACTATCTTGCTCCATTAATATTTTTTTATCTAAGCTATTGAATAATAATTCAACAGCTTGTTGCATATTTTTTAACTTAAAAGGGTCATGAGTATTTGAAAACTTTGGAGATATAAAATCTTTTATATTTTCAATCTCATAATATTTTAATATAGTTTCCAAAAGGTTTAGATGTTTTTTACTTAAGTCTAACTCTTTGTTGACTACATTATATTTCAATGGTTGATTGTTCATATGTCTATCCTATTTCTTTCTAATTTATTTTTAAACATTTTCATATGCTATTCTACTTTTAAACAGTTGCTTATAAACATTCGGCGTGTTTAAATCAAAAGGATTAGATTTATATTCTATATTATTTTCTACAGTATCATAATCTATTATTGTCAATCTAATATCAAATTCTTTTCTTTCAATAAACTTAATTGCTTTATTATAAATTTTTAAAACTTTAGTTCTCCACTTTTCTTTTTCAGTTTCATCTCTATAGTCTTTATCCCAGCAAAAACATATTTCTTTAACTCCTAACTTAGCAAGAGTATTTATTTGCCAATAAGAAATATTAGAGCCACAAACTCCTATAACAATAGAAAAATTTTTAAACCATTGCTTAGCTTTGATTACAGCCTTTTCACTTTCTACTATCACACATCTTTTAGAATTTTTAATTGTGTGTTTGTTCAAATTTAATCCGTAAAGATTATAACTTAAACTATGTTTATACATTGTCATATCTAAATATAGTGGAGTGTATTTACCAAAGAACTTTTCTTTATCGCCAAAGTTCCTCACTCTTATTCCTACTAAATTATTATCAATATCAAAATGTGGAATTATAATTCCTCCATCAACAATATAAGATTTAATTTCAAATTGTTTTAATGCAAATTCTTCATACCCCTCATAGAGCCACCTACAATAGCTTAAATCGCTTGAGAAATATTGTAGTATTCTTTTATTAATAGGAGTTAATTCCACCTTTAATGTGCGTTCCTGTTCGTCTATGAAGAATTGTTTTTGCTTTTCTAATTCTAATTCTTCATCTTTCTTTTTTTGTATTTGTGTTAAGAACGTATCATCTTCATCTGGGATTTGAAATCCTTCTGAAAATTTTATATCTAATATTTCACACAATATTTTTAAAGCATTTCTAAAATTTGTATTTTCTATTTCTATTATTAAATCAAATATAGACATACTACCGCAATTAGAATAACAGAAAAAAGATTTAGAATTTTTATAATAATATAACTTATGTGAAGATATTTTATTGTGGCAAATACTAGGAAATATCATATACTCGTTAATATTTACCACAGGATTACAATTATAATGTTTTAATATTTTTATTATGTTTTCTTCATTTATATTTCCCTCTATTTCTTTTTTCACATCCATAATAAAAACTCTTTTCTATTTTTCTTTTTTATTTTTAATAATGGTCTTAGGCATTTTAATATATTCATATTCACTATTAGTAGCAAAACAATCATGACTACGCATTGTACCATAGTCTATATTAAGCCACAATAGAGAACTATCATATCTACTACCTCTACCCTTTTGCATAGCTAATAAGTGTGTAGGCTCTTGAATATAATTGCTCTTACTTAGTAATGGTTGTATCTTTTCTTTGTCAGCAGGAGTAATAGGTAATAATAACCACCAATAGTCAGCCTTATTAATAATAGCTTTAGCACCTTGTATTAACTGTTCTGTTCTCATTTCTCTCCAGTTTCCTGTTATTTGAGTAGATGTTATTACTGCTACATCATATCCTATACATATTTCTTCTTTTAAAGCTGTAGATAAATTAGTCAATACCATGTCTACTCTTATTCCTATTCTTGCGGAAACCTTATCAGCATATTCTGCAATCAAGTGTGGATTTTCAGAAACGTAATCAAAATATACTTCATCGATATTATATTTTCTTTTATATTCAGATACAACAGCTTTAATCTTTTCAATTGTAAATTCTTTTACAGATGCTAACCACATCTTAGAATTTTTAATTACTTGTCCTGCATATCTAATTCTCTGTAGTTCTTCTGTTGACAATCTACCTTCTTTAATCTTAGATGTACTTACATTGGCTATGTAAGCTAATAGAATAGGTTGTACTTCCATATAGTTGTCCATCTCATATTGTATATATATCCCACCATTGTAACTACCATATAGTTCATTAGTTTCCCATTTCTTTGTAGATGGGTTATACAATTCTTTTGCAGCAGAGAATGCAAAATCTTTTAAAGCGTTTCTACTCTTTCCCTTACCACTAGGAGTAGAATAAATATATAACATCTTTTTATTCTTACCATAGGTTGCTGTGGTAAGGTATTCAGAGGCAAAAGGTATGCCCCATATTTCTCCTGCCAAACATTTGTCGATAGTCTCATCAATATTATCGCCTGCTTGTATAATTTCTATGTCTTGATGCTCTATTGTTCCAAAACATTCTTCTACCTGTGCTCTAAAAAATTCTTGTATTTGTTTTAGCGTGGCGTTCTCAAAGTTATTTTCTATCCGCTCTTTTTCTTTTACATCGATTTCGGCAGATTTGCAAAATAGCTCCAATACGTTTAAACCTAATTCATCCAATTTTCTAAGCATAGATATTTTTTTAATTTTATTGTAGTAATATTTATAATTGTTTTCTTTTAATTCTACTATTTCTTTTAGTAATTCTTCTCCATTAGCTTTATTAAATAGTGCTAACTGTAATGGATATTTCTGTAGATAATTTAAAATAGTTATTTCAGTTATATTTTCTACACCATTTTGATATAGATTATTACAAACCGAAAATAAAATTTGATATTCTTTATTTATAAAATCCTCTAAACATATTTTAGTATTTTCTAAATTAGATGGATTAGTTATTAAAGAAGATAATAAATGTTTAGTTGCTTTTATATCTACAATTTCTATTTCTTTACTCATCTAATTCACCAATACTTTCTGTAATATTTTCTATATTAATTATTTTTTTATTTATAGGTTTGTCTTTGTTTATTTTTTTATTTATAATTTGAATATCATTTTCTAAATCTATATCTAAAGTAGATAATCTCTCTCTTTCTTTTTCTATTTGCTGATAGAACTTAGATGCTTCATCATACACATATTCTATTATACCTACACCAAACACATCATCTTTCTTCTCATTTTGTAATATATCGTAAAAATAAATAAGACTATGTAGCATACCAAAATAAGTCTTACCTTGTTCTTTAAATTCTTTAATCTGTTTATAAACCAAAGGATGTGGTGTATCATATAGTCTTTTAAAGATATAATCTATAAGGTCTTTATAGTCTTGACTGTCTTGCAGCCCTTCATTTGTTTTTTCTTTTTTAGTTTTGGCTTTTGCCATTGTATCACCTACTTGTTTTATTTCATTTAAAATAATAGACAATCATTTCAGATTGTCTATTATGGTTTGTATTTACATATTATTCTGTGGCAGTATCTATAGAAATATTATTTTCTTCTGCCAGATTAGTAAGTTTAAACAATATAGTGTCTAATGCTTCTAATTGTGTTTCAGTGCATTCAGATATTTTCTTTCCTACTCCTATTATACCTTCATACATTGTAACAGCCTTTGAAATTAAATCATTAGTTCCTGTAGATTTTTCTTCAAATAGTTCTAAGTGAGAATATATTTTATCTAAAGTGTCTTCAAAGTTAGCTTTTATTTTTTTTGTCTCTCTTATCTTTTCACTATCTTCGTAAGATAGTGCTTTAAATCCACCATTAGCTTCTTCTTTTTCTATAGCTAAAGCAATCTCTGCATCAAGATTTTCTATCGTAAACTCAAATCCACTGTTTGCTTCTGCATATCTACATCTTGCAAAATAATCTTTTGTTTGAAAGAGATAAGCTGTAGAGTTTAAAGGTCTATTGTTTTCATCTACACCACTAGATTTTAGATAAACAACTATGTCGCAGTTATTTACTATAGGAGCTATCAATCTTTTCTCTCCCTTAAGAGATATAAATTCTTTCTTTTCTTCTTCATGTCCTATGAATACCACAGTAAATCCAGATAAAACTAAATCAGTAATCTTTTGTTCTATTAATTTTTCATAGATTTTATAGCCATTAATTCCTTGTAGTTCTTTATCTTTATTGTCTTTAGCTCCTAGGTCTGGAACACCTTTAAGATAGGTATCGCAAACATATATATTCAACATATTAGCTAAAGACTCTATGCCATCAACTATAATTGTCTCATAGTTTTCTCTTATTATTTTTTTAGTTCTTTCTGATGATAAAAAATCTACAGCCTGTGAGAAATCTTTCCATTTACTTATATCTTTCTTTGGTACATTGTATACTCCACCATTCTCGCAAGCCAATACATAAGGCTTAGGAAGTTTAGTAGCTTGTTTTGTTTTGCCTAAGTTGTTGCCACCATATATAGTGATGCATTTTCCCTTTAGCCCTCTTGCGATTTGTTCTATTTGTGGTTTTAAAAAGTCATCTAATTTTATCATAAGCTCTGCTACTCAAAATATGGACAAACATACCCCATATTGAGAAAAGTTCCTGTTTCAGCCTATATGCTTTTGTATCATTACTGAATACTACTCACAAGTTCTTGTATAGTCCACAGGCGTAAATTCCTCGCTAGCCACGAGTACATATCTACATTAGTTTTTATTATGCTATTTTGTAGATTTGACAATCTCTTAAATTAAGACTTGCATTTAAATCTCTATCTTCAATATAACCACATTCTGGACATATATAAGTTCTATCTGATAATTTTAAATCAGATTTAATACAACCACAATTATGACAAGTTTTTGAAGATGGATAAAAACGGTTTACAACTCTTAATTCAATTCCTAATTCATTACACTTGTTTTGAAGTTTTATTCTAAACTCAAAAAACTTTTGCTGTGCAATTGCCTTAGAAAGACGTCTATTCTTCATCATACCTTTTACGTTTAAATCTTCAATAGTTATACACATTGGTTTGGTTTTTACCAATTCCGATATTACTTTATTAATATAATCTGTACGCATATTGTCAAGTCTATGATGAAGTCTTTGTACTTTTAGCTTTTGTTTTTGGATATTTTGTCTAGTAGCAACCTCTCTTTCATTTTTGTTTAATTTCTTATAGTCTTCATATTTCCTTGATAGACTACGTTGCTCACGTTTTAACTTCTTTTGAAGTTTTTTAACTTGATTGGTTTTGTTTATGTTTTTATAAGTGTTCCCATTAGAACATATTGCAAAATCTTTTATACCCAAATCAATTCCTATACCAAAGTCATTAAGTTGTGGTTGATTTTGTTCTTGTTCTGAACCTCTGCACAAGCTAAAGCTTGGCAGGTTCTGTTTCTCTTATACCGCTTTTAAGCTCTCATTTACTTTCATAAATTACAACATCTTAACTATTAATATAAGTATCTACAGACTTTCACTAACTAACTC